GCGATCTGGTATGCGTATTTTGCCCACAACGGATCGAACTTAAATGCTGCCAGTGAAGCAATACGGAAGAACGCTTCCAGCTTAATGATCCACAGCGCTATGTCCCTGCGCGTGCGGGAGCGCTCGGCATTCTCGCTCACTGTTGATGCCACAAAATCGGCGTAATGCTGCACCATCTTGCCGTTGAACTCCTGCTTTTCCTGATCAGTCAGCTTTAAACCGTCGATCCAACCGCCAACACCAGACGCGACCTTCATCACGTTGGCCTGACCATCTTGACCACCACCCAATAAACCTTTAACAAATGACCACATAATTACCTCTTGCTCTCGCCCCATGAATAGTGATTGCCGTCCTTAACCCTAAAGCGTCCACCCCATGTGCCACCGAGCCTCTCCCATTCCTCACCTATTGGAGTATGAGCGGTAGTAGATGTTTGATATTTATTATCAATGAATAAATTAAGATCAACAGCCAAACGCTGATAGTGATAGCTGCCAGTAACGTGTCCGGTCTTCGCCCAAGCATCGCCAAGCGTGAACTCATACCCATTTTCATGTATCCATGCAAATAGCTTGGTGAGTGCCGCTGTAAAGGCTCGTTGCCTTTCGCTTAGTTTCATTAGCCCGCCCCGGCAAAGCTTGCCCGCAGTCTGCCGAGGCAAGCAAAAACATCAGGAGTATGGCCCGGATAATAAGTCCGGGTCAGGTACTCTTTACGCGGCAGTGGTACCATCGTCGGTTGCGATCCAGTTCGTACCATCACTCCAGCAAAGCGCAGCCGGGGTAGCGTCTGTAATAATGATCATCTGACCAGTATACAAAGCCGCATCCGGCACAGTTGCCAGCAAGTACGAAGGTATGACCGGGGCACCCGGTTTGCCGGTAGGGCTTACTAGCTCCCTTACATTTAGGTTTTCATAACGTGCCATTTCTATTCTCCTACTACTACATTACAAAATTAGATCAGGCTGGTTCTTCAACCGACTCGATCCCGCTCATCATCTTATCCTTGTCACGATTAATTTTAATCGTTTTCTTGACCTTTCCCGAAGTGTTATCAATGACCACATTAAGAACCATCGGTTCTTTAGATTCCTTCGCTACTGGTGCCTCGGTAGACTCAGGCTCCGAAGCCTTTGCCTCGATTTCCTTATCCTTCAATTCCAGTAACCGCTCATGTTTTATCAGGTCGGTTTCGGAATTGATTTCGTTCCGTTCAATGATGCGTGCTGTCTCTTCGTGCATCATACGGATTTTCTGGGCTTCGTCACGGGCTTGATTATCCATTTGCGCCATCTTCTTCGCTTCGATCTTAGCCATTTCGATTTCTTTGTTCATAATCATCTTGTTGGCGTCCAGTTCAGCAGTAGCCTGATCGGCTTCGGCCTTGATTGCCATACGTTGGCTCTCACCTTGCTGCTTGACCTGTTCCAGCGCCATGGCAGCTTGAGCCTTGATTTCTTCAGGATCAGGCGGGGGATTCTCGGCGGCTTGTTTCTGGCGCTCAAGTATGATTTCACGGGTCGGTACGATGCCTTCAAGGTCGAAGTCTTTCGCGGTTGCCCGGAGAATGTCGGCCCTGCCCTCGACACCGATAATCTGCATATCGATTTCGTTATTGGTGATGGCAAGAAACTCGTTACGCCGGGACTGAGCCATATCTTTCAGTAATAGCGCGTTAGCCCCGCGTGCGACAATCTTCGCATCGCCCTGTATGGACTTGTCAGTGGTCGTGATCATATTGTAGTAGTACATCATTTCAATAGCGGGTGCGGTAATCCCGAAATCGAAGGTACCAATCGCGGCCTTGATGCCTTTCGCGGCTGAGTTCATCAGCATAGACAAGCCGGATGCAGTACTACCCGCACCACTTACCTTGTCATTGCCATGACTGTAGCGCGGGATGCTGGTCGCATCATCGGCTTTTTGCTCAAACCGGTCATAGACGGTCAGCAGTTCATTCGCATTGGAGTCAGGCTGGAAGAATTGCAGGGCTGGGCCACCGCCCATTTCACTACCCTTGGTCTGCCAGACTTTCCATGGGTAAATCTCAAGGGCGTTTTCCAGTGGGGAAAGGCGCTCGTAGTTCACTTCCAGCATCGGGCCGGACGCCATGCCCATGTTATTGACCAAGGCCCGCGCTGTGGCGTTACAGAACTCTTGGATATCATTCATCAGGTAGCGTATCGAGTTACCCCAGAACGCGCCGGGGATCGGGTCGTAGCAAGCCTTGTGGTAAGGTCGGCGTGCCAATGGGTCGTTGTTCAGGGTTGCCCGGATAATGTAGCGTCCGATCAGGATCGCATCGACCTGATACTCAGCTTCCAAGTCTTTGACTTCGATCCCCCACTCGATCAGGTCTGAACCCTGTACAGAACCCCAGTAATGGAGTCCGTCGATCAGGCCATTCTTGCCGTCACGCCACCAGTGAAAGTGGTTTTCGTTTTCGTTACGCTCGGTATCGTTCCACAGCCACTGGCGAAGGCCGGTCTTGTACTCAACCAGAACATTCCTGATCTCTTCATCCTTATAACCGGGAACACCGATCATGTTGTACAGCTCACCGCGCTCAAAGCGTATATGCTCGATCAGGTGGCCGTCATTGATGTTGTTCGCTTCCGGGCTTGGATAGATGTCAAACGGGCTAACACGGGTAAACTCGGGCTGTAATTCACTGGTGATCTTGGGCTTCATCGAGCCGAAATTCTGCTTCCACTTCAGGGTCGTGCGTTTTTTCAGGAACGGGCCTTTCAGGATACAGGCACTGAACGTGCAAAAATCATCGATCAATTCATTCATGGTACCGGCGAACTTGCTCTCCGAGAGCTGATCGTTAATCTTGCGCTCCATTTTCTGGGCCGACAGCTTGGCCTGTTCGTTCATTTCAAGCGCCAAGTATTCCTGCAACTGCAAAAATTCCAGCTCACCGCCGCCAGCAGCCTCTACCCGGTCGGCCACCAGAGCGACCGCCCATGGTGGTAATTCAGGTAGGGGTGTAGGGTGAAGACCCCACGCCTTGCCATCTTCTGGCAAAGCAATGTCCTTGATCCAGTTGGCTGCTGCACGCTGCTTGGTAGCAGTGATGAACATATAGATTTCACTGCCGCCCTGATTACGGATAGCCTGTAACTTTACCGGGTGATACTCACCGTTACGCGCACGCAAGTCTTCAAGCAAGCCTTCCTCGATGCGTAGCTTGGCATTGCGGTTAATCTCCCAGTGGTGCTGAATGTGACGGGTAAGCTGGGATACAGTCAGTTCTTCCAGCTCTTCCGGTAACTCGTTGTCTTGTGGTAGATCAGCGCCGGGGATAACCCGAACCAGCCCAAAGGATTGTCTTGCAGATGATTGAGCCATGTTAGTGTCCCACTACGATTCGTCGTTGATTAAAGGCATGTTCGTCCATCGCCAATGTGATCTGGTTAATATCGTCAAACAGGGTATCGAGGTAGTGCTTGTCGGCAAGCATTTTCATCACATCGATATCAACCTGTATTTCCCGCTGGTCAAGGCAGGTAATAATAATCAGTATGTGGCCTTCGGACTTACGGCCCTTCTTGCCTTTGAGCGACCGGACAGATAGCACAAGGCCCGCCAGTTTCGACCTGATACCGTCGATCACGGGCTGCACATTAACATCTACTATATTGGTCATGTCCACCCCGCAGCAGTTATCTGCTTTACGGCTCTGGGCTGTGCCTTGACGATATGCAGGCCGTGCCTCAGTCGGGCGCACAGGTACTGGAGTGCATCGTGCGGGTGTGAGAATTTATTCTTGGCAGGTTGCTCTTTAAAGCGTTCCTCACCGATAACCTGTACCCGCTCGTACTTGTAACCACCATTGAACCCTTTACGCAGGTTCCGGCAACTGGGATCGATGATAAAGCTGGGTTGACCCTCACGATCCATGCCCTTCATATAGTATCTCACCCCGTCAAGGCGTGCGATGACTTCATTTGATTCGTCCGGGGCCGACACGGTGGCTATTCCTTCCTGTGCGAGAATGTCCATACAGGAATTAGCCTCGGTCTGGGTTCGCTGCTTACCAGCCGGGTCACCCACCGATATCATCTGCATACCGGCGTACTTGTTAGTCAGGTCGGGTTTGACAATATCGCGGGCAAATTCTCGGATACCCATGTCTTCAGTACACCATTCCTGTACAATTCGCAGTTGGCCGTGCGGGGATAATTGGCCCGCAATACAGGATGGCGTAAGTCCGTAATCCCAACCGATATAAAGTGGGACTCCCTTGTATAGCTCAAGTGTCTCTTTCGCGCAGTGGATATCATCGTTGTACTCCCCGTAAACTGGTTTGCCATCGTGAATAGAGCCATACAGGCCCATAATATAGACTGAAATCCAGTCTTTATCCTTACCAAAAACCTGCCGCATCCAGTACTCAAACCCTAGCGGCTGGTTGATTACGTTCTCAGCCTCGGGATTCGGTACATACCTGCCGTCATCTTTCTCGATCAGGGCCGGGGGCTGGTGGAAAAAGTCGTACCCTTCGGGCTGGAGTTCTTCCGCGAGTCGGTAATACCAGTGGTCGTCATCGGGCGGGTTGGTATCCATAATAATTCCCGACCACGTTGGCCCACCATTGCGCTTAGCCGGGTATCTTCCGACACGGCCAGTAGCACCGTCCAGTATTTGCTTTGGTATTTCGCGTACCTCATTCAGCCATGCTCCGGTCAGTTCCAGCGATAGTAGTTTTTTCACGTCACCGGGCTTATCAAGTGCCAGAAACATAATCTCCATTTCAACTATGGTTCCGTCAGGCAGGGGGATCGACAGGTAGCCGGTAATAGGTGGTGCCCAGTTGATCCGACAGATTTCACTCGGAAACCAGTCTTCAAAGGTCTTGATCGTGGTGGACTTTAACTCAGGGTAGGTGTTTCGGATTGCCGCCCAGCGGGACTTGCGAACTAGCCGGTTACCATACTGGTGCGGCTGTTGAGCCAGTGATTTGGCGTACATTTCAATCGTGCAAGCGACAGACTTGCCAGAGCCGATTGGCCCCATGATAGCCCGCACGAACAGGTCACTCGCATGAAACTTGGAAGCAGTCGGCTCTGCTTTGTAATCAATTTGAACTGACACGCTTGAACTCCCCTTCGATGGCAGGTTTGTCGTTACCAAGATCGATGTTCATTACCACGTTCATTGCTGCCGAATCTACCTTGTCGGAGAACATCTTCATGTGCCTGCCGATCAGCTCAAGGGCACGGGTAGCACCAGATGCGTCAAATTTTGCGTAGACCGGGACGGCTTCTTTCTCACCATCGGGATCGCCTTCATTTCGCTCCCATTTCCACACCGGTTCCGCTTCCATGCAACGGTCGTGTATGTCGCGTAATCTTGCAATCACCCAGTCCTGATCCATTTCAAGGCGCTTCTCTCGCGCTTCCATCAGGGTGAATATGTAGGCCCGAACCTCGGCCTTGTCGAGCAGGCGACCGGCTTGGATACCGGCACTTGCCTTTTTGATCTCGGGGTTCAGTTTCCAGTAGGCCGCTGTCGCGTCCATCTTCGGGTCAGCCACCAGAAAGTGGCAGAAATTATGCTGGGCAGGTGGCAGACCGCTCTTGGTTGCAACGACAAGTTTCATCAATAACTACCCAGTCCTGCACCATCGACACCACCACCGACTGAAC